CTGGGCGGGGTGATGGTGAAGGGCTACCGCGCCTATTGCGACGCGGTTTTCTTTGATGCCTTCACCGGCCACCCAACTGTGCAGGCTGCCTTTGCCAACTACCAGGCAGCGCAAGACCGCCTGGGCGGTGATATGCGCAGCGGGTTCACGTATGGTGGCATTGAGTTCATTGAGTACGAGATCACCGTGAGCGGGCAAAAATTCATTCCCGCCGGCACGGCCAAGGTGTTCCCGTTGGCCCCAGGTGTCTTCACCATGACCAATTCGCCCGCCAACTACCTTGAGACGGTCAATACGCTGGGCCTGCCGTTTTACGCCAAGTCAGAGGCGCGCAAGCTGGGTAAGGGCTGGGATATGGAGGTGCAGGCCAACCCGCTGGCCATGTGCTTGTACCCAGAGGCCTTGGTAGAGCTGACCGCCGCCTAAGCCATGGTGTACGCCACGCTTGCCGACTTGGTGCTGGCCGCCACCGGTGGCTGGGACGAGTTGGCCCAACGTGCCGCCATGAATGCTTTGGTGGACGGCCCGCTGCTGCAAGCCACGGTAGAGGGCACTGAGCGCGCCGCCTGGAGCGCCCCGGCCATTGCCGCAGCAGACGCAGCCCTGCTGCGCATGAACGAGGCGCTGGCCCGCGCCAGTGCGCATGCCGACACTTATATGTTTCCGCGTTACCGCACGGTGATGCCGCTGGCTGCAGAGCTGGTGGCGGGGTCCAGCCTGCCGGGTGCGGTGGCGGCCATTGCGCTCAAGCGCCTGTATGGCCACCTGGTGCCTGAGGATGTGCGCAACGGCACCAAATGGGCTGACGACTACCTGCGCGACCTCAGCAAAGGTGTGGTCAGCCTGGGCGGACTTGACGCCACGGTGGCGCAGCCCGGCGGGCGCATGGTCAGCCGCGTGGTACCCAAGGCGTTTGACTGGGGCAGCTACTGATGCTGCACAACCTGCTGGCGCTGGAGCCCGAGCTGTTGGCACGCCTGAAAACCGTGCTGGCCGGCCAGACCCCGGCGGTGCATGTGCTTAGCGCTGACGACCTGGCGGGTGTCAAAGAAGAGCAGCAGCTGGTGCCTGCGGTGCACTTGTTGTACCAGGGCTACCGGGTAACGCAGGCCAGCCGGGCCGACGGCCGCGCGGCGCGCATTGAGCAAACCTGGTTGGCCGTGGTGGCCACCCGCAATGTGGCCAACCTGAAGTCTGCAGACGCTGCACGCGCACAGGCCGGCCTGCTGGCAGGCCAGGTGGCCAAAGGTTTGATGGGTTTTAAGGCCGCCGGCGCGGCTGGCCCTTTGAAGCTGGCCACAGCACCCGGCGCTGGCTTTAACAAGGGCTATGGCTATTTGCCACTGGCTTTTACGGTGGAGCTGGCGTTAACGCTGGCCGTGTGATGATTTTTAACCTGAAGGACTCAAGATGACTGATACCGTTTACTACCCCTACCTTAGCGTTGGCAAGGTGTATGCCCGCATAGCCGGTGCCGCCGCTGGCTTGATGGACATTGGCGACGCCAGCAAGCTTGACCTGACCGTCAAAGAAGACAAGAAGAAGCAAATGGATTCGGGCAAACTTGGCGGCGGTGTGCGCGCCACGGTGAGCCGCATCACCGAGGTGACGCTGAGCATGACGCTTAACGACCTTAACAAAACCAATGTGGCGCGCGCCCTGTTTGGTGCCGAGGCTGCCGTGACAGGCGCTAGCGTGCTTGATGAAGTGGTGACCGCCTATAAAGGTGCCCTTGTGCCGCTGGTGCACCTGAACCCGACTGCCGTGACGGTGACCAGTGCTGACGCGGTGACCACTTACAGCGGTGTGACGGACTACGAGGTGCGCCCTGGTGGCATTTACATCTTGCCCACCGGCGCGATTGCCGATGCTGCCAGCCTGAAGGTGGACTACACCTATGCGGCTTACGACAAGGTGGAGGCCATGACCACTGGGGCCATCATTCTTGAGCTGCACTTTGAAGGGCTCAATGAGGCCAACAGCGGCAAGCCGGTGGTGGTGGACATTTACCGCGCCCAGCTCAGCCCTACCAAGGCGCTGAGCCTGCTGGGGGACAAGTTTGCTGACTTGACGGTGGATGCCGAGGTGCTGATTGACACCAGCAAGGTGGGCGTGGGCATTAGCCAGTATTTCCGCGTGAAGATGGCTTAAGGCCCCTGGGTAGAGCATGGCCATTAACCCCGTCGAAATCATCATCAGGGCCAAGGACGAGGCCTCGGGCATTTTCAGCTCGATGGGGTCGAAGGTGGCCGCCGTGGGGGCCAGCATTGCCGCCTACTTTGGCGTCAATGCGTTTATTGGTGCCGTTAAAGGTGCGGCTGATCTGGAGGCCAAGCTGTCAGAGGTGGCTGCTGTCAGTGGTGCAACGGCGGCCGAGATGGTGCAATTGCGCCAGGCCGCAGAGGCCGCAGGGGCCAGCACCAAATTTACAGCTACTGAGGCGGCGGATGCACTGGGCAACCTGAGCCGCGCGGGCCTGAGCGCCAAGGATGCCATCACGGCGCTGCCTGCGGTGCTGCAACTGGCGCAGGCGGGCGGGGTAGAGTTGGGCGCGGCATCAGAGTACGTTACCAAAACCATCATGGGCCTGGGCTTGGCGTTTACCGATGCCGGGCGCGTGGCCGACGTGCTGGCCCTGGGTGCCAATGCCAGTAACACCAGTGTGAACGGCTTGGCGCAAGCCCTGAGCTACGCCGCGCCACTGGCCAACACGCTGGGCCTGTCGCTGGAAACCACGGTGGCCATCATTGGCAAGTTTGCCGATGCTGGCATTGATGCCAGCCGGGCGGGCACGGCGCTTAACGCCATCATGGCGCAGTTTGCCGACCCGGCCAGCAAGTTCCGCGCAGAGCTGTCAAACGCTGGCATTACCACCACCAATTTTGAGCAAGCGTTGCGCCAGTTGGCGGCCGCCGGGCCAGCCGGGTCAAAAGCCATCAACGCGGTAGGCACTGAGGCTGGCCCGGCGCTGCGGGCGTTGCTCAACCAGGGCATTGGCGCACTCGATGACCTGAAAGGCAAGCTTGACAACGCCGCTGGCAGCGCCGCCAAGACCGCCGCCGTGATGGAGGGCAACCTCAATGGGGCCATGAAGGGCATGAGCAGCGCCTGGGACACGGTTAAAAACGCACTGACGACACCCGTGCTGCCCGTGCTGACGCAGGGCATGAATGACCTGGCTGCGGCATTCAGGGGCATGGTGAATGGCGGCACGGTAGCCAGGTTTGGTGCGGCCATTACCACCGCCTTTGAGGGCGCCATCAAGTGGGTGAAAGCCTTTGCCGCTGAGGCCGACTTTGGCGCGCTGGCCACGCGCATGCAGGCCTTTGCCACAGACACACAGGCGGCGTTTACCAAGCTGGGTGAGTACGCCACCAATGCGGGCAACATGGTCAAAACCGCTTACGGTGTGATGAGCGCCGGGGTGGACGCTGTGCTGGTGGTGGTGTACGGCCTGGGGGAGGCGTTCTCAGGCGTGGCCAGCAATATACAGAGCGGGCTGGCACTGCTGCTGCAGGGCTTGGCCAAGATCACCTTTGGTGGCGTGTCAGAGTCCTTCAAGCAGGCCGCTGCAGAGGTTAAATTGTCTGCTGAGGCCACATGGGCCGCCAGTGAGGCGTTTGCGGCCAAGGGGCAAAAGGCGTTTGAGGGCATGGCCGCAGGCGCTGAGACAGCGCGCGACGGCTGGGCAGGTCTGACAGGAGACACCGCTGCGGCCAGTGCGCAAGCCAGCACCAGCGCGCCCGTGTTCAAGGCCATGGCTGATAACTTGACGGGTGTGGGCAATGCCGCTTTAGATGCAGGCAACAAAGCCAAAGACAGCGGCGACAAGCAGCAAGCCGCCGCCCTTGCCGCCAAAGACAAGGTGGCCGCCCTGCGCCTGGAGTACGAGGCCGCCGTGGCCACCGGTAACTGGCATCTGGCGGTTGAAAAATTGCAAGCCCTGTCAGGCGCAGCCAACACCGCAACAGCCAGCATCGCCGATCTTGAAAAGCAGGCCGCAGAAAAAGCCGCCGCCATTGCCGCGTCGTTTGAGCGCATGGGCATCAAGACCAAGGAAAACCTAGCCACCATAGCCATCACTGCAAGGCAAGACTTTGAGCTGGTTAAAGAAAGCGGTCAAGCCACAGCAGAAGGGCTTCAAACCGCCTTCAAAAAATACGCCGAGGCTGCCATTGCCGCCAACGGTGGTGTGGCCACCGAGACCGTCAAGAGCGAAGCCGCCATGCGTGGCCTGCAAGTCCAGACCGACAGCACCGGCAAAAGCATTGTGAATTCCATGGGCAGCGCATCTACTGCCACACAGCAATTTGGCGGGCATGTACGCGCCACCACAGAAGACATCAAGCGGCAAGCTGATGTCTTGAAGATTTTGCAGGCCATGGCAGACCGATCGGCTGCACCAAGGTCGAATCGAGACAAGATTGATGAAGAAAACCCCTACGGTAAAACGTCTGATGG